GAAGGTTTAGAGAAATTGATGGTCGCCAAAGGCAAGAAATAATAATTCCAATTCATTTTAGGAATAAACGAAAATATACCAAAATTATCTTCTTTTGGTATATTATAACAACATCACATAATGACCGAATCAATTCCGAAGTCCCTCCAATATGGTTGTATGAACTCACAGGCACGAGTTGTTCGCCAGACTTTGCAACCGCAAGGTGTTTCTACCGGTACGACCCAGCAGCAGACAACCTTTAGGTTCAAGTTGCCCGAGAAGTCCCTGATCGATCTTAAGTCTCTTTCTTTCTACTATGACTATGTTGTGTCTGGTCTTACCGATGCTGATACGAACTTTAGCAACGCCCTTCTGCCTGCTGCATACAAGCACTTTTCTTCCGTGAAGTTCTATGTGTCTGGTGCCGTCGCCGCAAACGGAATGTGTAACCACTATGATATGGCGTACCACGCCCTCGTTCGTGCCTCTGGAAGTGAGGACTGGGTCAATTCCCGCTGGAACAACGGTCACGCAGAAGTGTTGGTTGGTGGTGATATTAACGCCTCTCTCTGCAGTTTGGTTACTCGTCCTACTACCTCCGCCAACGGTTATGATGCAGGACTTACTTCCCGTACTGCCCACTTCACTTATGATGATCTGCTCGGTCTCCCCAACTCCAAGAACTTTGTTTTGGACACCAGTCTTTTCGGTACTTGCGAGGTAGAACTTCAGATGTCTCCTAACACTTCTATCAAGTCTTCCCGTGCAGGAACTGTGACTTCTGCTGCTTTGAGTTCTGCTCTTCTCGGAACCATCTCGGGCATCAACGCAAAAATCGACACGGTAGTTAGTGTATCCCCGTTATATGTAAGTCTGTTGGCGGAGCGTCTCCAGGTCGATACACCTATCCGCCTCCCATTCCAGTCAATCGCCACATCTGTTGTGACGAACTCGGGCAATAACCGTATCACCCTGAACTCTAGTTGCGTCGATGCTATTCTCGTTGCTCCTCTCGCTGCTGATCCTAATGCATTTGCTTCTATTACTGCTGCTAGTGCCGATGGTATTCTTAACGCTAATCGCTATAAGTTTGATTCCGGAAAGACTCCCGCAAACGCATCTGGTGCAACATTCCAACTTCAGGTTGGTTCTGAAGTGTTCCCTCGCCAACCTCTCCGTATCGATGAGTGTGCTGACCTTACCGTCAACAGCATCTACGGCAACTCGGCACAGTCTCGTAACCTTTTGTTTGCTGGTATTGCTGCGAATGTGCAATCCTATTCCAAATCTAACTACCTTGCTGAGAATTGCGTGATTATGCAGAAGTTTATGCTCGGCGAGGAAGGTTGGGCAACTGGTCTGCTCAGCGGAATCAACTGCTCGGGAGTCAGTACCGACTTTGTCGTCTCCACTCAGGGATTCGCTGGGGCGAACCCAACCTTGTTCATCGCTGCCCTTATGACTTCTCAGTTGGTGTTCAACCCCGCCACCAGTTCAGTCAGCATCGAACAGTAAATATAATACAATACAATCCATTTAGGATAATATGTTATTTTTTTAATATCATAACATATTATAATACCATGCCTCTTCCCGCCAATTACGCATATTCTACTTGGGTCTTGAAATCCAAGCAACCCAAACCAAAGTTCGAACATAGTCTCGCTCGAGGTGACGGAGCAGATATAGAAACAAGCAATATCATCGAGCATAAGTATCGTGTCCCCAAACCCCAGAAGCATATTGTTCAGACCACCGAAGCAGCGTACGCCAACTTCGTCACAAAGTCGAAAGAGAGTGTGAAATCTTTCAACTACTCGAAAGTAGATCAACTCAAAGTTCAGAACAGCGTCGTCTTGAATCTGCACGATGAATCGTCTACCTTAGAACGACTCGACAAATTATACGATGTAAGAGACGGTTACGCAGTTTGAGAAATCCTTAAAATAAAATGAGACCATCTATCCTCTCGCTTTATTTAATCAACCAATCAGAATAAATGAGACCATAATACCGTCACAGTCTCTATTTTGCCCCTATTTAAACTGATATTGCCTATTTTGGTTAATATATATTGGAATATTGAATATAATAGTGCTTAAAACGGTAATAAAATTAATTTTATTGCGTAAAATAGCATACTACAGTCTGTATATCCAATATTTATATGCCTTTTTCGGTTAAATTAGATTAAAATAGACTGATTCGACGGATTGTGACCATATATGCTCTCATTATGTACTTGATTGGATAATATTTATATGAGACGATAATCAGTCACATAAATATTATTTAAGAATTATAATTGCTGACGCTTAGACCCGAACTTGTCAGCAGTCTTATCGTATAAATCTTTGAGACTGTCTACGATGTAAGTATGCTCTTCGTCAATCTCTCGCATTACACGAAACTTATTTACCTGTGCCTCGTGGTGTTCTTTGGCGTTCGCATAAATGACACCTATATTCTCCTCCATGTCTTTCGAGAATGCAGCGAAGTATATGTTCTCCGCCTTGACAGGTAAGGCGTGTAACAAGTCGAGAGATTTGGATATGAGGACAATCTTGCCCTTGAATACCGAGCATACATTTACAATATGCCGTTTGATTATCGAGTAGGCGAGCATAGCATCGATCGGATTTACACCCGCTGGTGCTTTTGCCATCTCTTCAGCATCTTTCGGCACTTGAAGAGTTTGAAGCAGACTGTCGCAGTCGATGTACACGACATCTGCGTTGGGGAGAGTGAGTTTGGAACACATCGTCGTTGTGCCTTTCAATAAGACGAGACCACGAACACGCTTCGCTAGTCGACGCTTATTATACCAATTTGAAACCCACTCGAAGACTAATGAGGAAGCGGGCGACCCTGCTATTGCCGAGACTCCCGATCCTATTGCGTAAAGACCTGCTGACTCCATTATAGTAGTTTATAACATATTATAATATAATAATTTACAATATGTTAGTCTAAATCAAATCATACCCTTTGATATAAGAATAGATTTCAATTGGGCAACCATTCGTTGCTGTTCCACCATCTGCTCCTCGAGTGTCGTGATCTTGGCGAGGTCAGCGTCGTTATGCACAGAGCGACCGTCGTCGTGATATACCTGCGATGCGGCAGCGGTGACTGGTGCTGCGGGGGGTGGTACTACATAATCACTCCCAACAATAGTTTCTGTTCCACCAGTAATTTTGTTAATACAATAATGACCCAGATAATCATCATTCTCTCCCCAGAGTTTGTAATCATCTCCTTCCATCAAAATCTTATGCTTTGTGTAGTCGCCATCTTGTTCCGAAAATATGCACTTGATGATTGCGTGGTCTTTTGGTTTGACTTGAACTGTTCTTATCATCAAGACACTTCCTAAATTGGTTTGAAAGTTAATAATGCCGTACATTTATATAATGAATATATTATATTTTCCTGTGTTTCAACTACCAGGTAGATTTTTCATTACTCTTGTAATTCTCATATGACAAGGATTATTTGATGCGTAGTTACTTCCGCTTGTCCAAAGTGATAAACTACGGGATCCGTTAAATTGTGCAATTGAGTTTTGTGTTGCCCCTGCATAGGTGATGGTAGACCTATGCCAGCGGGCAGATGTAGTAAAACCTCTTGTGCCTGTTGGTTGGAAGTTAAATGTCAGAGACCCTTCTAACATTAACCGATTATAATTTGACGATGATGGTGCGGGTAATGCTCTCAAAGTTCCTTTATATGATGCCTGAAAACCACTAGTATTTTGAGTATAATATAGTGCCGAGTGTGAATCAGTTCCGACCTCATTAGTAGTGCCGATTATGACCTGATACGCAAGTTGATAATTACTGAGAGTGAAATCATTATCCCAGCAAAAATAAACCAATATTGCTGAAACTGAACCCTGATTTATTACGAACTCGATGTCGTAGTTGTAATTATCAAAATCATAGGTTGAAGTTCCAAAATAATACTGATTGTTGGAATATCCAGCAACACTATTAATTGATGCGGGCGTACCTGCATATACAGTTGGTGAAACTACACTTGATCCTGATGATGCAATAGTATATGTTCCAAAACCATTTGGCGTAACTGTAATATTTGTCCCTGCTACTAACTGTCGTACATCAGTTGGCGTATCATAAATAACCCACGACCTGCCTGATTCTCCAGCAACACAAGCGTAACCACCAGTTGCATTACAAGCGATAGTTTTTAGAGCAGGTGCTGAAGGTGATCCTAAAAGTGCTGTTGAGTTTGTCAAGAAGGTTCTACCATAGTCCTCACTATACCATACCCTATCAGAAGCAGTTACAAGACAGAATTGTCCATTTGCCGACATACAGCAACCACCAACGGGAATAGCAGAACTGCTACTATAAATATAATTCTTACCATAATCGGTGCTAAAAAGAATACCTATTGATTGATTTATTGCGATTACATATTGTCCTGTTGCAGAACACGCCATTCCTGTTAATGTGAGCGAGTAGTTGGAAGGCATCGTCGGAGAGTTAAACGAGACACCATAGTTATTCGAATACATAACCCGTCCTACTATTGGAGAGACCCCACCCTGACGAAACATAGCAAACTGGTATTTTCCATCTGCCGACATAGCGACATCATCGATAGGTATTTGTGATACTCCCTGTAAGGATTGTGATGTTGTAGTTGCACCATAATCGGTTGAACTATATATAACAGCAGCACCAGCATACGATGCTAATCCTCCAACTCCAACAAGGATATATTTACCATCTTGCGAACACGCTATTTTGCTGTAATTTACTTCTCCTGTTAATGTTGGAAAGGTTGTTAGATACGATACTGAAGCACCAAAGGTAGAATATATTGCATCGTAATACAATATTCTATATGCTGAACTAATGTAATATCTACTACCAGTTCCCGTCAGACAAACTCCCTTCAAATAAAGTGATGATAGAGTGGTATTACCAAAGTTTACACCCCAATCCACGCTATACCTCAATCGGTCTTGAGCAACCAGCAACTGATATTGTCCCGTATTTGAAATACAATTATCAATATAAGTATCAGCGGTGTTTACATTTGATGCGTTGTACAACCATGAGTACTGTGTGTTAAACCAGAATGGTTTGGTTGGGAGTGCGGCAGCAGCACTTATCAAGTAACCAGGATCACTATCATTTGCTGATGCGGTCGCACTAATAGTAACCGCTCCTGATGCGTTTGCTACTGAAATCCCTGTGCCTGCATTTATTGATTTCACATTCCAGTTTGTAATCGCCGTTGGTGCGATTGTCCCAACACTCGTGATATTATTACCATTCATGTTGATTGAAGTGTTGGCGGTATTTCCTGCGGTTAGAACCTGTGCTAGTGTGGACGCACCAACGGAACTGATAGATGTTGAGAGATGAGATAATGCCCCATCTTGAAATGATAGGACGAAACTATGACCTGTTGTGCTTCCGCTGGGTTGGATAAAGAATGGTTCAAGTTGGATTTTTGAATAATCGGTATAATCACTAATATCATAGGAATTAAAAGAGAAAGGCATTTCCAACTGATATATCGTAGATACTCCATTAGTCAGGGTTGTTCTATTTGAAGTCCCATTATAAATGAGTGTTTTTGTTGTCGCCGCTAGTTTATATACAATATCCGTATCGCTACGCATTAATGCCTGACGCATTTGCGAACCAGTCATAAAATTATCAGTTAATACCAATTTGAAAGAATACGATGTTAGAGTGAACGCATCTATCGTAACTCCTCCTGAAGCAGTAAATGTTCTATCAGCAGTTACATCACCTGTTGTGGTTTGTGTTGGGAAAGTATATAATGTTGTTCCAGCACTATTAACCATCGAAAGCGTCAGCGTAATATTCTCCACACCAGTTGGTGATGATATGGTTCTCAATTGTGGAATGACGACTTGATACAGCGTAATACTTATATCATTCACAGGCACAGGGATTGGTTTTGTTGATAGAAGTTGATAATTAGTCGTGTTGCTTCCTGATGTGTATATCAAGGATTTATCAACTATGAACTGGGTTGATGGTGTCGCTCTTTCTACGATATGGTAGAGTTTGGAAAACAGATAAGATGGTTGATTGGCGGTCAATAGACCAAATAAGTCAGCAGTATAACTACCCGCTAAGACGAGATTTGCCGAACTCAATATATATCCAGACTTGAACTCACCCATAGCATAAGTGGTGTTGTTGGCGTAAGCATTCCTCGTGATTGTCGTTTTTGCGGTTGAAGAATAGGTTGTAGTCAGAGTATTTGTGGGTGATGTATTTGTAACGCTTGTTGCGTTGGTTAGAATGAAGGTAGTACCACCTCCACTACCACCGCCTCCGCTTCCGCTGCTATTAATCGTGTAAGTGCCTGCGTTGCTGGATAATGAAATACCTGATCCTGCCGCTAGTTCTTTTACATTCCACCCAGTAATTGCGGTTGGAACAAGTGTGGTTACATTTATAGATGGTGTGGTTATATTATCATGGTTAATTCTAGTCACACTTCCTGCGTCCTTGCACACTTTAATACCATCGGCGAGTTGCGTATGGTCTACTATTAACTTGCTAGTCGCATCGTATCGATTTGCGGTTGTGGCGGCATTTCCAATCTGTACCTGTGATGTTGCTTGCGAGTTTAGAACATTCAACGCATCGTGGGCGTTTGCTTGGAGTTTGCCTGTCCCTACTCGGAGTTTGATCGCACCGCCTGTCGTGTTGCTTATACGAAGTTGCGATCCATCAGCACCCGAACCAGCGATTAATTCGACATCGTTGTTACTTATCTTCAAAGCATTCACATTATCCATCGCCTCCGTCAACGCCCAATTGATATTGCTAGGTGAAATATTATTTGCTTTGAGAAGTATCTCACCGTTGAATGTCTGCATTTTAATATCACCCAGTAAAGTCGTCTTGCTGATATGTCCTTTGGCGAAGAATGTTCCCTCTTTAGGTACTATATCAAGACCAATAGAAGTGTCAAACACAGTAAGGGATTTAAGTTTCGCACCTTGCGTTGTTTCCACCTCGCCGTTTTTGATTAGACCGCCTGCCTCATCGACTGCCTTCATAGACCACAAGTCGCTATAACTAAAATTTGGAATGCTACTAGTAAGTGCGAATGATGCAACCCACAGAGGCAATCCGCTTGTAGATATTAATGATAGTAATTGTGTCCATGTAAGAGCAGATGATTTTGTAAGGGATTCCCATCTAGCATCACCAGTATAGAAATTACCTTGTAGAGTGGTGTTTGTGTTTTTGGATATGGTTCGCTTACCTATCGTGATTTCGGTAGTGGTCGCTCCAACCTCTGGTGAATCAATACTGCCGATGTTGATGCGATTGTTTCTCGCCCCGATATTGACTGCTGTCTGTGATCCCACGCCAAACTGACTCCCTATCTCGATTTTGTCGATTGCTTCTATTGTGTTTAGATGTCCTATACTCCACACCTGTCCATTTAGTGCTTGTATAACAATCCTATTATCGGCGTAATTTCCTGTGCTTCCCATCGTGCTTGAGTTATTGATGCTTGCTATAGAGTTCGTGCCTGTGCTGAGCGACATCTGTCTTTTGACTCTATCGTTGATACTGACTTGGAATGTACTAGCGGTTGCTGCTCCATCGTTGCCTTGAACTGATGTTACATATTGCGTCTTGGTATTGACTAGTCCGATGCTTGTATCATTACCATCTATACGGGTTTTGAGTGTTGCATTACGATTGTCGTTATTAATAACCCACGAATCCGTGAGTGCTGTTGTATCCAAATAAGTAAGTTTTGTAGTAATATTATCAATCAAACTTTTAAGAACTGAATTACGATTTGTATCATCGACAACCCAATTGCCCGTTAATCCTGTAATATCGATTCGATTGACGATTGCTTTGAGTTCGACAATCTCGGCATCTGTTAGAGCGTGTTCTAGTCCCGCTGCTGCTACAAACTCATTAATACTCATACCATTTATCCATAGTTGATTTACATTCAAGGCGTTAATCTGGTATATACCTGCGTTGCTTGGTTTTAGCGACATTTGATAGTTTAATATACTGCTATATAAAAATACGGCGGTTTAGTCTAAATTAAAATATTATTTTAATATATAACAACATAATAAAGATGGATCGCCAAGCAGACCATAAGGTAATCAAGTCTACTAAACACTTCATCAGCGTTAGTAATGCAGATTCAAATGACTACGGGACGAATGGGTTCAATCCTGGTCAGATGTACATATCGTTTAACAATTCGGGGATTACAAATGTTCAATCATACAACGATTCGACCACTACCAATATGCGACCCATCAGTTTTTCTGCTGATGTTTTTTATAATAATGTCGCCCAATCATTTCGTAACAATCGTTTTCGTATATCAACCATCACCGATGATGCATCGCCCGCTATTCGTGTCGGTGCTGTTAGTGAGGCAACCGCTCCCATCACAGTCTCAGTTTCCAACTACATTTATAAAACTGGTACTGAATTGGCGACCGCCCTTCAAACCGCCCTCAACGGCAAATTGATTGCGTGGATCGCTGGGAATGTAATTAATAACTTTACTGTTGTATTTGATGGTGCTACTAATACATTCACTCTTGGTTATACTGTTGCTGCTCCCGCTGGTATTGCCGCTCTCAACCCTATCCTCGTCCTCACTACATCATTCGTTGATACAGATACTCTTGCTTACGACAGTTCTCGCATCTGGGGAACGACTGGTTCTGTGATTGGCGGGGTTTATGTCTCTGGAACATTCCAACTCCCTTACGCTAATCGTGTTGCTGGTCTGGCGTTGCCTTCATTTGTGGATCTGAATACCGTCCAAGTATTTAGGGTGCATTCCAATATCAGCAAGCGATTCTTTGCGAAGATTGGTGCTGCTGGTGCTTCTGCAGCACAGAGACCCTTGAGTTTAACCGATATTCTCTTTGAAATCCCGTACGATGGTATAATGGGTGCTACTTTGAATCACGAGTTCGCCGATGACCGCTATTATCAGGAAGTCTCATCTAACATCGATGAGTTGCGTCTTACCATTACGGACAACAAGAATAATGTGGTTACATTCACGAACAACGCCGAAGTCAATTTCACCTTTTCTATCGACAGGCAGATTATCGTACCTGATAATGAGGAGCGGATTAAGGCGTTGAGTGACTATAACCGATTCCGTTCTTATTAAAGACCGTTCCGCCGGTCGCACGGATTTTTGCCGATTTAGGAATAAAAATATTGATATATTTTTTATATACATATATATAAAAAATAAATGACCTTTTATACTATAAAAAAATGTGTGTTCGGATTCTTCGATAAGATACGGTATTACCTATGCTGTTGCGACTGCTGGAAGATGCAGGGCGGAGCGGGGTGATTAGTCTTTGTCTTCCTCTTCTTCGCTTTCTTCTTCTTCGCTTTCTTCTTCTTCGCTTTCTTCTTCTTCGCTTTCGTAACAATACTCGCAGAACCAATCGTCGTCTTGGTATGATCCGCAACTCATTCGTTCACCGCAATTGCAGCAACTCTTGTAGGGGTAGATGTTGGGAGCATCACGCTTGTCCACGCCAGTCTGTCTTGCTATGAGATCCGCATATTGTATGCTAGTTACGAGAGCGTTGACATTTCCAGATTTGTCGTGGTCTTCGAGGAACTTGATTCTTTCTTCATAATTGGCGACGATTTCTTCCACTTCCTTTTCGAGTTCGGCGATGTGTTGGTTCAGTTGGTCGATTGATGACATTCTAGTTGGTGTTGGTATGCTTGACTGCTGTAGTACCTCATATCCAATAAAATCATTTCAATTTTTTCTGAAATCAATTGAATTGCTAATATCATCATATTTCTTGAAAAAAAAGAAGACTTACCCTGCCTCTGTGTCTCGTGACTTACTGCTCGGACTTGTGCTTGAAGAGTTGCCTGATGTTGTAGAAACCGTCTTTCTTCTCTAGTCGGTCAAGTCGACCAAAGCAAATTGCGAAATGTTCTTGCGTGATGCGAAAGTTGCCTTCGTAATGAACTGGGGTGTCGCCGAGTTGCTTGACTGTTCCGCAGTAGTATCCATTTGCGGTGTAGTGTGCAAGAGATTTCACGCCCTTCTGGTTGGTGTACTCGTGAATTGTGGTCTTGATGCCGAACAACTCGGAGTTCATTCTCCCCCAGAGTTCAGCGGGATTTTCTTCCACATATTTCCAGATATTTTCTTTCAGTTCTTGCTCCTGCTCCTCTTCACACACCACCCTCAAGTGTGTCTTCCACATATAAACGAGGCAATTCAGAGTGTGATTGCCGATTTCTTTCTCATAGTTCTTCAATCCCGATTGTCGTGCGATTTGAGATTTCAAACCGTATTCCTTAGATTCTTGTGCTGACGCCATTATAGTTTGTGTTGGTATGCTTGACTCTGTAGTACCTCATATCCAATAAAACCATTTCAATTTTTTCTGAAATCAATTGAATTGCTAATATCAATTAGTAATGTATTAAAAAATTGATATAAATATTTTTCTCTATTATATTTAGGAAGAATCAAATAATGCAATCCGAGACAACTGAAGAACTACCAACCCTAACCAGAGAGGAAAAGTGGCGGGTGTACGACGCCTACTGGAAAAAGCGGAAATACGACAGCGATCCCGAGTTTCGTGAAAAAACCAGAATGAGAGCATTAGCGAGTTACTATCGACGAAAGCAACAAGCACAAACTACGGCATAATCCCGTCAATATCATATTTGGATTTCTTTTTTTTAAATCCAAATATTTAGGAATATATAGAGAAAATTGATTTAAATAAATATCTTTACTCTATATAAGAACGACCAGAATATGACCTCCAACGCTGACCTACGCCAACAGTATCAAGAGTTCCTAACTCTTCACAAGACCATAAAAGGTCAGCAAGTTTCAACGCATACCAGAATGCCTGATAGTTCATTAGGTGTTTATGGTGGAGCATTTACGATTAACGATGACGAACTTCCAGAGTTCAAGAAACTTTACACAGCATATATCGGCACAGGAAAACAGGAATATCTTACAGAAGCACAATTTGACGATGGCGTGATTGTCGTTGATTTGGATTTTCATTATGCACCGGAGATTGAAACCCGTCAGCATACCGATACGGATATTGGTACATTAGTGGAGACTTATGTGGAAATGCTAGAAGACTTGATTGTTATAGATGGTACACTTTCATTCGAGATCTATGTTTCACAAAAGTCGCATATTAATATGCTCGATGATAAAACAAAGGACGGCATTCATATTTTATTTGGATTGCGTGTTCCTCGTATCGTGCAGAAGGCGTTACGGAAATCGATGCTCGATGAATTACCGAATGTCTTCGCACATCTTCCACTTATCAATTCTTGGGAGGGTGTTTTAGATGAAGGTATTACCAACGGTAAAACCAACTGGACTTTGCTCGGTTCAAGAAAACCAGCAAACAAACCATATGAAATAACACACGCATTTCGTGTTGATTTTGCCGATGTATCAATTACGCCCATTCCTTGCGACAAGATCGACAAATCTAAAATATCCGTTAGATGTAAGGATTTCCCGATGGTCTCATATGCTAAAACTAATGATATTATTATGTCGATTATTTCACAGAAAACCACACCATCATCGTCACCACAAAAACGCAACTACGAAATATCCGCAACAACTGCCGATGAGTTCGTAGCATCAATCCCTGATGAAAAAGCGGAGGGATATACTACTTGGGCGTCTTATGTTTGTATGCTTATCCGAAAGTATCGTGAAACTGTTACTTGCGATGAGATGCGTTCGATTATCCATACATTCAGTATGAAAAGTGCGAGATATAATGAGCGTGATGTCGATGATTGGTTAGAAAATAAATATGATGATGATAAGTTTCCGGAGGATATGCGGTTCCCTGAACCACCGGTAAATACAATTACACCAGCGATGCGTCAGGAGGGTCGTGAATTGTTGCATCAGGCAGTCCTTGTATCACATGTTGAACAACAGGTACAAATTGAAGAATATGGAAATACCGATGAAGACTTTTCAGTCATCGCATATAAAAGATTGAAAAGTGATTATGTGTACTCGAAGGGTCAATTGTTTCACAAGGAGGGATATATATGGTCGAATGATACGAAATCATTCCAGTCGGCATTACGCACAAGCATCATCGCCCTTAAATTGAAAAAACGAGTAGTCAAGGAGGTCAAGGGCGGTTCAGTTACTACCGAAGTCTTATATTGCGAGATGGTAAAGAATCTGAAGAATGTTTGTGTTCTTACAGAGGATAAAATAATGAGTAATCAAGATCCAGAGTTTTACGATAAACTCCATGTTACTACGCTTGGAAAGTTATGCTTTGATGACGGTGTCTACGACTTTCGCCGTAAAGCATTCTTCAATTGGAATAGCGAAGAATTGAAAACTAACCCTGTTTATTCGTTGGTTAAAATCCATAGACCATTTCCCCAAGCAGGAACTGTTAAGCAGTTTTTTAAGGAAACTTGTTTCGATAAGATATTCAACGAAAGTATGGGTGCAGAAAATGCGAGGCGATGGGTTGAGTTTCTGTCTCGTGCTATTGCTGGTGAGTTACAGGATAAACTATTTGCGACACTACAGACGAACCGTGATGCATCGAAGGGTGTAATGAATGATTGGTTAATGTCGGCATTTGGTGATTATGTTAAACAGACTGAAAGCAAAAACTTCTTGATTCAAAGAGAACGAAGTGGTGGTGACGCAGCAAAAGAGAATGCTTGGTTGGTTGATTTTCAAGTTGTGCGTTTGATGCTCGTACAAGAGTTTCCATTAGATATGAAAAATAAGGGTCTTAAAATAGACAGCAAAACTATAAAGTCGATCAATTCTGGTGGTGATAAAATCGAGGGTCGTAAAAACTTCAAAGATTCTATGACCTTTAATATTCAATCATCAACTGTCTTTATGGTGAATGACCTTCCTGCATATTCAAGTGAAGATGTTCTTGAAAAGTGTATTCAAATAACATCAACTGTACAATTCAAATCTCAAGAATATATTGATAATGAACTTAAAGATGCTGAAGGGAATCTAGAACTTTGGGCGTTCCGCAAAGCAAACCTAAAACTTGCCGATCAATCGATTAGATTAAAGGTTAAACAAAATGACTGGGCGGACGCTCTTGTTAGAATACTGATAGATAATTATAAGGATACACCAGTTGTAATACCAAAGGCATTAATTGAAGGAGAACAGGGTATGCGTCTCGATGAAAGGGTTTTATCCAATTATAACTTGACCGGTAGTGATGCACACTTTGTTTCAAATGAAGGTTTACGAGAATATGCTGATGAATGTGGTTGTTCTTTAAAGAAACTAAAAGCACAGATTATCGGTATGAATAACAAGATAAGAGAAGGAATACATAAGGAAGGTACTAAACAGTTGAAGGGATTGCGTGGTATAACTGTTAAACAACAAGAAGAATAATATATGAGACTGTAATATGGTAAGGGTGACGATTCTATTCCTTAAGTATTGAATATTCAAGTAGTGGGTGACGATAGGTGACGATGGGTGACGATTTTATCCCTTATGTAAAAGTTTCTACTGGGTTTTTTAAAATATATTAAAAAGGTTTGCATAAGGAATAAAATCGTAACCATCGTAACCAAATCGTCACCCGTCGATATTTAGGAATATATAGAGTAAAATGATTTAAATAATATCTCACTATAAGTTATATAATAGTAATTGAAATGATTAAACAAACACACGGAGATTTTACCAAGTATCCTAAGATATTTGCGAGAGCATATTGGAGTGCTTTTCAAGGCGAAGCGAAGAAGGAAATAAACGACAATCGTAATGATTTCGTAGAAGAGTTTGGAATTAAGGGTCACTACAAGATGCCGAAGTATATGTATAAGAGGTTGGAGCATTTGATGGATCGTAATACTAAACTGAAAATAGATCACATCGAAACATATAAGACGGACGATAATGAATGCGTGATTGTAAATAGTCCGTACTATGTGATGCAAGAACAAGAAGAGGCACTACTATCAAAAGGTTATGTTAAATACAAACCTCTATACAACAACGACGCAGTAACATTCATCTATGTTACGCATATTGGAAGGATTTAATAATATCGTTATAATGTAGAACAACACCCTACATTATGACGCAACTAGAAAGGTTTTTACTAGAAAAAATTAATGAACCAAATTGCCCTGTTCATTTTGTCCAGATATACCATTCGCTATTTAGGAACTAAAAATATAATCTCTCGAAGTATATAAATGAAAGCAGAATGTTTTATGGTTATGGTTTTGTTTGCAAGCGTTGCTGCTGTTCCAGTCCTACACCAACCGATAAGCAACCTGACGCACCATCACAAGTCGTCACACCACCTGCCGATGTCCCATCTAGTTCAGCGGACGCTGAACGATTCGAGCGGAGCGTCGAAAGTACCCCACACGCTCCGCCCAGTAGTCCCGTCATACAACCAGTCGCACAACCAGTCTACCCAGATCTTCCGACACTTAACCCAAGTCTTATCAGGGAAGACACCACCTTCACAGTCTAAAAAAGTGGAAGAGTTCGCAAAGAAACTCCGTGCTGATATGGAAGCACAAGAACGAGTCCTGAATGTTTACATCAAGACAATCAAAGATAGGCACTCAACCACCGAATCCAAGTTGAAAACCGTAAAGATTATATTAAAGGGACTTAAAGACGAAATCAATAATGCGACCAAGTATGCGAACGCATATCAGTCACAGGACACCGACCTAACTAAACAGGACACGATGTACAGAGTAGAGTATGAGAAGTCAAAAAAAATGTATGATGACGAGGCGGCAAACATACGGTTCGAGAAACAGTTCCTCGATGAGATTATTAAGTATATCCAATTGCGGAAGTCTAACTGTCCAACCAAGTAATCGCATTAGGAAGACCAATCTTGTAGCAGTAGTAGAAGCAATCAAAGTTGCAGGCGTTCTTGGACGGAGCAACAGCACCATCAACAATCTTTGTGAATTGAATCCTCTTGCGTGGAATGATGATCTGTAGGTCGTTGTCTCCGCAAAACAGGCGGCGGACATATTGCGTGTTGATTTTGGAGGAGGGCATAATCAGAATGAATGGTTTGTTGAGACCACGCAACCTTTCCAATATCTCTGGACACATCGTAAAGGGGGGATTGGAAACCACGATGTCGCCCCTGTCGTTTTCAAAGAAATCAATTTGCTCGTGTACGACGCTAAATCCCAACTCCGTCAAATACTCACCGCTCTTACCGTCTCCATAGAATGCCTCCCAAATCACCTTATCCTTCGGAATAATGTGTTTGATATTGTCCCACGCCGACTTGGGAGTCATATAGTCGTCGTGCTTTAGGAATGTCTTTGTATGGAAACCTGCCATCGTGGAATGCTTATATATATATTAGCAATATTTTCATTTCAATTTTTTTACTTCCAAACAACACGGTCGAACGAGAAGATGGATTTTTCAATCGTATTGTCCCAAACAATACAAGCACTCATACCATACCACTTGAAGACCTTACACATATGAAGTGCCTTGATTCTGTATCCTGCGTTTTCCATCATCTCCATTCGTCGGGCAGTCAAGTTCTGAACCCCGATCAAATATGAAATGACTCGGGGTTTCAAACTGATAGACTTCTCCAATACCTTATCGATCATCGAGTAGGGTGGGTTGCTACAAATCACCGTTGGTTTCCCGTCGTATTCAAAGAAGTCCTTGCCCTGTAAAATCTCCGTCCAGTCCTTGTGTTCTGTCGGGAACTGATTGTAATACTACCCATCATTCTTAAATGGGTCAAACCAGACATCATCTGCCCGACCGTCGATCATGTCTATATGTGTCTTCGCCAGTTGTAACGGTGTGATAAACACATCGTTCGCCGTGTCTCGTTGCTTGATATTATGCGAAATGGAACTCGTCATCGTGGAATGCTTATATATATATTAGCAATATTTTCATTTCAATTTTTTTATCTTTTCATATATCGGTAGTAGTCGATAAGTTGCAAGATACTACCCTCCACCCAATCAAATTGCTTGTTATAAACTAACAAGCAATTATACAATATCTAGTTATTTAGGAGAAGAACGCCAACGCCATATTGCGAGTATCTTCTAGTTTGCGGTCAGCACCAATCATCGGTCTAATCGACTGTTTCTGATTGCTATGAAGCACACGAGGAGGTCTAGAAAATGGAACAGGAGCAGGAGGTTCGGGAGCAGGTTCATCTTCGTACTCAGGGGGATTGTGGATACTCTCTAGAAGGGACTGGAATGCCTGCGGGTTGGAGGGTTCACGGTAAATCTTCAATTTCATATAAGGCATATCCTTCTTTACTACCTTACTCTTTTTCTTGGGTTTCTCTTCCTCCTCCTCCTCGTCGCTCGATACAGGCAGGCAAACCTTCTTCGCTGCTTTCTTTTTAGGTGCTTCGGGGATAGGGATAGGTTCGCTTGGTGGTGACTGTGCGACGCTTCGCTCGCATCGTTCGGCATTTGCCGAACTTGATCTCTCTTGCGGTACAGATGGTTCAGGTATGGGGATAGGTTCAGGTGCGGGTGGAGCAGGTTCGGGTGCTGCCTTCGCTGCCTTCGCTGCCTTTGCTTCGTCCTGCTTCTTGATTTTCGCTATTCTCGCCAATTCTAGTCTCTTCAAGAGGACATCTCTTTCTGCTGGTGTAATCGCCATTTCTTCTGTTATAATATAACACAAGAAAATAATTTCTTAATCTAAACTTTTGCCTAAATTATTTACCCTTCAATTTATCTGGGATATGCTTGGCGTAAACCAATCCTGCCGTTGCGACTGAATGTTGCATCGTATTAGCGAGTGCCTGCTTCTTCGCCATCTCATCTTCATCTACTTTGTATAAGTCCGAAACAACAGCACGGCGAATCTGGGTCGAACCAACCTTGACACCATCGCCCGAGAAGATACTATTTATAAGTTTGGTATAGGTTGGTCGAGAGATTGGAGCGTCCGTCCCGTCCTTGCCCAAGAACCACCCATGCGGGGACATACGGGCAATCACCTCGCTATATCTGATAATCTCCCGTGCAACATCAGTAGGCAACTTGATTATCTTCTCGGCGTACTCCTTCTTCGTCTTGAAATTATTCAGATAGATTGTTGCCTCGCCTGTCCTCTTACCAATCAGAATATAATTAATATCCTCATCTTGTTTGGAGGGCATAGCAGTAACCAACTTCGCATCGGCAAGATCATTTCGCATCGGGCAATTGATATGAACTAGCAAACAAAGATATTTCATAAGCATCATATATTCCTTATAAGTGTCGATGGCGGTAATGTCGGGCAACTTCTGGCGAAGGTATTCAACTTTCTCTTTCATTCCGTCCACTCCAACCCAGTTGTCCGCCACCTTTGGATTCATCGTATTTGTAGCGTAGGTGCTATTGACTGCGTCGCTCAACTCGCCCATACGCTTATCCAATATACCCAGTATCTTATCGGGCAATTCAAACATATCGCTCCACACTTTCAAAATAGCGATATTATTCTTCTTACTGAAGTCAGACTTCATAGCATTAATGTAATCCATAATCTTCTTGAAGTTGGTCTCAATCCATTTACCCGAATCGATTGGTGCTGAATCACCCAATCCAATCTTTTTGTAAAGACTGTTGATTGTAGATCTATAGGTTGTTAAGGTCTTTTCCGAGAGATGCGACATTTATATAAATACCAGATATATTATTTATATAAAGTTTCCTAAATAGGCAAAAGATTATTGCGATGCGAATTGCATCTCTTCGTCAAAGCAAAGTCTAACCCACCGATGCTTATCGTACCATAGGTTAAGAAACCCGTGCGGGGTATGCTCGACAAGGGTTAGAGCATCGTGGTAATTCTCTTTTGAACCTTTAAAGAGTGGCGAGAACTCGTTGAATATCGAATCAGCAATACCAGCGTCTTTGCTCGCAAACATAATGATATTATTCGCATTCGACCTGACGGGTTTCGAAACCATCTTATAATGCTGGGTTAGAATAAAGACATTACACAGGTGAGGTTCGTGACGATGCTTGATAATGAACTTCACGAACCATTTACCGTCTTTCGAGTTTGCACCGCTAATCAAAGGCGATCCAAGTTGGTCGTCCACCACCAAAGTAGAAATAGGTGGGTGATGAAAGTTATGCTGTTTAATCAATTCCTTTACATCAGTATCCTCATCAAGCATACCCGATTCAATCAGGATATTCAATTCGTCCTCATCTATGCTGTTCTCTTTTTTCAGGTACTTCTCAAATATATCAAATATAAACTGATGCTCCTTCCAAGTATTTATTCTCTCGGCGATCTCATCTAGAATCCCTTCCATCGACTTACGATTGAACTCATCATAATATTTAATGTTGTCGGGATACTGCTCTAAAAGATGCTCCACCTTTGCGTCTTTAGTACCTGACACCCAGTAAACAATATTGTCTCCAGTAAGCATAACATCTTTTTCAATATTAAGGATATTAATGACGGTATTGGTTTTACCCGAGTTTCTTGTGCCTGTAATAACGGATAAATAGAATGATGCTTCACCGCTCATATGGTAAGTCGGGAAAGCATATGACCCTGTTGTCTTGACTTCTTTGTTCTTGTATTTAGAAACTTTCTTTAATTTAAGTGCCGACATTTAATTCTTTTATTATAATAATAAGATATATTAAATATAAGATTTAATTCTAATGGCGAAAAAGAAAGTGTTACGGAAGAAACGGAATCCTGCACAGAAGAAACCACAACCATTACCTAAATCAGTACAAGCGTTACTCCGATATTTAGGTGGTAGTGATGTAAAGGTCTCATCATCGGCACGACAACCAGCGATGGTCGCACAGCAATTCGCACCACAGCAACAGCAACAGCAACAGCAGTTTCAGCAAGCACCACCACTCCAAGCGAGACGACAGCAACCGGTAGGTCAGACGATCGCCGCATCACCACTTGCAAGACTAGCACCACCACCACCAGCACCACAACCAACACCCGCACAGCAAGCACCTATAATCATTAAGCAATCCAAGAAAGAAGCACCAGCATCTAGTGATGTCCTTGCACTCAGAACCAAAGTGGGATTACTAGAACAGGGATTATCATCATTTAAGCAACAGGCGGGTCAGGTCGCAGTCGCATTAAGCGAAGGTATTCGCAAGTCACTAAAGGCATCGCAACATTATCAGGAGCAGGATTACGACCCGCTTGATAGTGAGGTTGACATGTCGCCAGCATCGAAACCATATGTAGCAGAACAAGGGTTACAAGTGACTACCGCTCTCTCGGATATATTTTCATCGAGACCAGCACGGTCATCATCAGTCCCGTTACGAGCGAGTGCCGCATATGAACCTGTAGAAATAGAAGCAGGTCAGGGAGCATACGCCGCAGGGCAATATGTTAAGGCGGTTGCAAGTCCAGAGATGACCCCGAAAGTAACATTAAAAGGTAGACCAAGACTTACCGAGCAACAGAAGGCGGCGAATGCTGAAGCAAGGAAACTAGAGAAGGCACAGAAGAAGGAACTGCTTAAGACGGCAGGAGAACAGTTATATCAAGAAGGTCAATCAGCAACCAAAGCATTAGAAGCACTAACTAGGACAATTACCGTAAAGAAGAAACTGAAGATAGTTCCAAAGGCGGGAAGCAAACTTGAATCTATGATGAGTGGTGTAGATCCATCAACCCAAGTACAGTTTTTAGCATCAGGTGGTGGAGCAGCAGCGGCACCGCAACAACGGGGTCGAAGTGTTTTAGAAATGATGGGTGGTGGTGGAGCGGCGAAAAAATGATATAATAATAATCTTCATATAAATATATAATTGCTACTTTAGGAAATTATGTATTGCGAAACTGCCGAAGAACAGGAATGCTTTAAGAGACTCAAGGAGTTCTACCCAGCACAACACGACTACATGTTAGATCTGATTGCGTGGGTGTTTACCAACAAACCCGACAGATTTGAAGAGATTATGGCGGAGCATCGAGAGAAAGGAAATGATACTATGATAGATTTAGAGAACTTTCATATACAATCAATAATGAAATCAAAGGATTTAGAACAGTAATTTATTTTATCAGGTTATAGTATAACAAACATTAAGCAAATGCACGGAGTAGGTTCAATCAAAATGTCTGCTGTACCTTCGGGTGTTGGTAAGATGGCGTCGGGTGCGATGAAGTTCGGCGTTGGAAAGATGGCGGGCGGTGAGGCGGAAGCAAGGAAAGCGGGAATGAAGGCGAACGAAGGTTTAGAGAAATTGATGGTCGCCAAAGGCAAGAAATAATAATTCCAATTCATTTTAGGAATAAACGAAA